GGCCAAGCCCGTTGCGCTTAATCTCAACGTGGCGAGGGTTTAGCACAACTAGGTTTACAACTTCGCCTTTGCTGTTGCTGAACACGCGAATAAAAGCGTTACCGTCAAGCAGTAAAGAGACAATGACTGAATTGTAGAAAGCGTTGCGAGGCAAATCAACATCAGGCTGCTGTACCCAGCTAGGCGCGTTAAAGAATGGAAGCCGTGCGCCATCCTTCTTGTAAAAAGCTCCAAGTGGCAGCGTAGAAATAGTGTCGGCAATTAGGCTTACCGCGCTATAAACAGCATTTACCTGAAAGATATTATCGCTGTTGATGCTAGTGCCGGAGAGATTTCCGAACTCTATGCTGTCACCTGAAGCCCAAATAGTCTGGTACGAAACCGCACGAGACTCAAACAATTTGTCAAAAAGTGCCATTAGTTACTGACCGCCAAACCGATAAGAATTGCAAAAGCGCCACCCACAATAAGCCCTGCTGGTGGGAAGATTACAGCTGCACCGGCAGTGATAGCTACTGCGCCCAGTATTTGTAAAACCGTAGACATATAAACCCTTAGAAAAAGAACTGAGGTACAACTTCTTCTAGTCTACCAGCAAGCGCCCTATCTACCGCCATAACAGAAGCTACAGCACCGTCAATCTTGCGTGGCGAGTTTCTAGCATCTTTTTTAATGTGAGGCCCTGCTGGAGTCATTTTCACAATAGCGTTATCAATATGGCGTGCCAGCAACGGATCGTCACGGTGAATAACACGCTTCTCAACAACACTGTCATAGAAAACAGCACACGCTTTAATCATGCGGCTAGGGCTTTGTGGAAATTCCACAATAGGCAAACCTGCATCTTCAAGCACTTGCATAGAACGTTGCCAACGGAATGGGTCACAAACAATCTCACGCACGTTACGATACTCAGCACAAAACTCAAGCAGCGTTTCTTCAACCTCAAGCGTATCCACACGCCAAGTATCATCATCAAGCGTAAGGTCTTTTTCCCACGCCTTTACCAAAAAGACTTTGACCGGCTCATCTTCTTTAGGTACAGTCGCACCCACAATAACGGATGTGTCACCACTAAACGAGCCGTCAAATGCGAGGATGATTTCCTCATCTGGTGAAATCGCGAACTCACCTTCACACTCCTTCCAAGTACCAGCAGGAAGCCAAGACGTTGCAGAACTCACCCACTGATTCAGGCGCTTAGTACGAAACTCAGCCTCTGGTGTACGCCTTACGGCTGACTTAAAATCATCCTCAGAAACAATGTCACCATAACCAGGATTGGCAACAGCCCAAACACTGGGGTCACGATAGTCAGAATCATCAGGTGCTTGCCACCAAGCCATGAAAAATGAAGGATCATCAATCTCACCTCTAGCAATTTTTTGGCCATACTGGTACAGCGAATAGCAGACAGAATCACGCCCTGTAGAGTCAGACTTCACACCGGCTGTAGTGATAGCAACAAGTTGCCCAATCTTGCCACGGTTACCCATAGCCAAACTAAACACGTCAAACAATGTTCTATCGCGGTGAGCGTGCAACTCATCCATAATCACGCGACTAGGGTTTAGACCTTCCTTAGAATAAGCCTCAGCAGAAACCACACGAAAAACTGAATTAGTAGACGGCACAAAGATACTGTCTTTATATACAGTCACAAGGTCAGCCAGTTCGCTTTGCTCAATCATGCGCTTAGCTTCACCAAACACAATGCGAGCCTGTTCTTTTTCAGCAGCAACGGCAATAACCTCGCCACCGTTAATGCCTTCAGCAATCAAAGAGTAAAGACCGATAGCCGCTGACGAAAGCGCACTTTTGCCATTTTTGCGCGGCATCCCGATTAAGGCTGTCTGAGCTACAAGCCCACCATTCTCATCACGAGCATAAAGGCGCTTCAACAACTCCTGCTGCCACGGGCGTAAACGCAACGCTTCACCAGCACGCCCAGCAATACCATCCTTACCAATCGAGCCAAACGTCTCAGCAAACTCAATCGCATACTTGCCATCACCACGAGCAATAGCCTCATCACTAACTGGCGTAAGAAACGCCGGAGGCCAACTACTCACCAGAAGCCTTACGCGCCAAAAGCTCCTCAAGCTTGCTCTTAGTCTTAGCACTCACCAAACCAAGACGAGTACGGTCAGCAGGACTAAAGCCCAACAGTGACAAACCAGAAACAACCTGCTTCTCAGTCTCCAACAAACTCATATTAATTTGCCGATTCACAGGATCAGCCGCCCACTGCTCACGCAAAACCTCACGCCGGTCAAGCAACTCACACACCATCTGAACAAGCTGCAAATCAGTACGAATAGAAATCCACAACTCACCAGCACCAAAAATAGAATCCCACAACTGCCGACCCACAGGAGACAATGGGCGCAACGGCTCAACATAGCCATAC